GACATTTCGCTAAGTTTAAACTTGTACTTTGCCATTTGCTACTTGAATTTCTTTTACTAGTTCATAATATTGTAACAAATCAACTAAATTATCATTATCTACCTTATCTGTTTTGCTTAATTCAGTCAATAATTTTGCTACTTCATTAATTTTAATTTTTGTAGCTTTATCTTTTATATTTTTTGATTGTGTGGATAATATTTCTTTAAGTATATTTACTTTTTTATTATAAAATTCTCTTAAAGCTGGTGTAGAATCTACTGAGTATATAAATTCTTTTAATATTTCTTTTTGTTCTTTACTTAAACTATCATACTTATCATTAAATTTTTCTAATAAAACTCTATAAGTTAATTGTCTTAAATCTTTATCATAAGTAGAAAATTCTTCTAATATTGTATCTTTTTTCTTTAAAATTTCTTTTTTAGTTAAAAATTCAAGTAAAGTAACTTTATTATTATTTATTTGACTTATATCAGTAACCTCTTTAGCATTATAACTTTCTATTAAAGTATAAACAGAAGCTATTTCTTTATAATTTTTTATTTTAGAACCAAAAAAGGATTCTAAATTATAATGGTTTTTTATTTCATTAATTAAATTATATTTTTGTCTTTTCAATGAAGTTCTATTAAACTTCTTTGAATTTTCAAGTATTGTTGAAATCAATGAATTTGCTTTACCTTCAGATATAACTTTAGATTTTAATATTGATTCATATAACTTATATTCTCTACCCAACCCTGTTTTTACAAAGTATTTTTTAAGTAAATCGATTGCAGGAGAATCATCACCTTTTAAAGTATCAGCTGTTATTTGCCTAACTAGTAATTCAAATAGTATACCAGTATTTTTATACTTAGAATGTTTTATTTTCATTAAAAATATATTTATTTATAAATATGTACAAATTAGTTATTCTTCAATTGAGTTTCATCTAATAGTTTAGAATCATCTTTATCTTCTTCAAAAATTAACTTTTTCTTATTTAAGGATTTAAAAATATCCTTGTTTTTTAAGTAAGTTACTTTAGGACTTTCAAATTCTGAAAGTGGCCTACTACCTTCATTTTTATCAGTATCTTTCATTCTTTTAACTCCTAATGGATCTTTACCAAAATTATTATCTTGTTTACCTCTATTAGTAATACTATCAACTGGTCGACCGGCTTTAGGATTATCATCTTTATAACCATCAGGTACATTACCTGGGTCAGAATACATTCTACCTTTACCATATAATGATGCTAAATCATGAGGTGTACCATAAGATTTACCTGTTGAAACTGGATCATTACCTTCTGCTTTTATTTGGTCTAATCTAAATTGACGTTTAGCATCTTCTCTAGCTAAATCTCTATACTCATCATATTGATCTTCACTAAAGTGATAAATGTTATGGTAAATCCAATCAGATGGAACTAAACCTTGTTCTAATAAAGTACCAGCTAATTCAGCTTTAGATTTAAGTAATTCAATTCTTTCTTGATCATAAATTATCGATGGAGTAGTCATTGATAATTCAAAATTTGTCATATTTTCAGCTGTATAACCTTGGGTATATAAATGAACTAATGCAATTTTATTTAATTCAGATAATATAATCCTTTGTATTCTATCAATTGTACGTGCAAATCTAATATCTTCTGCTGCTAGTGTAGCTTTACCTTCTATATTTTCATCATATCCTAAAAATGCTTTTGGTATTTTTAATGCAGCAAATAATTTATCTCTTAAATACTCAACATCTTGAATACCATCATATGATAAACCTGGTGTTGTATCAATTTTAGTTGCGTTATCGTTTCCTCTTACTGGTATGTAAAAGTCTTCTAACATATTTTGCATATTATATCTTAAATTATACTCACCCGTTTTTTCATCCATATAAGGAGTACGTTTCATATTTGATATAGTTTTTTGCATAAATGCCTCTACTTCATTTGGAGGTATAGCTCCAACATTTACATAAAATATTCTTTTTTCTGGGGCACGAGCAATTCTATGGATTAACATTGCGTCCTCCATTAAAGTATATTGCTTAAATAATTTTCTAGCTGGTTCAATATAAGCTCTACCATAAGGAAGATAATTTACATCTGTAACCATTCTAAAATGAGCCATTTCATAATTATCATAAGTTATACCCGTATTATCATTATCAGTTTGATTTGGTAAACTATAATAACCATAAGAACTACCAGCAAAACCTTCAGGATTCCATCTATATTTTATTTCTGATGGGTTATCTGGATTTTGTCCTTCTATTCTTTCAATATGATATGCTGTATAAGGAATTACATTATAAACCCCAAATTTTTCAGCTATTTCTAATTTTAGGAAAAAATCACCATACTTACACATTTGGCGAATCCACATCCATAAATTAAATTCTACATTTAAAACATCATAAAATAAATTATAAAGTATTTTTTGTATATCTTCATTAGAACTTCTAATTTGAAGTACTTCACCCATATCATTTTTAAGTGTAGATTCATCTGATAAAATATCTAATGCTGATGCTATAATAGCATCTTGATCCATTACATCATACTCTGAATATAAAGTTGTTCTTAAATATTGATAATTTAAGTTAAATTGAGCACCATATAATGAAGAAGGTTGTGTAGTATAAATTCTATTGAATCTATCTACTAATGCATTTGTTTCATACTTACCACTACTTTGTATATGGTCAGTATCTATTGTTTTAATTTGATTACCTCCTACATTTCTGATTACTACATCAGTTGAAAATAATCTTCTTAATCTTGAAAATACGCTTGTATCTGCCATTTAATATATAATTATTGTTATAAATATTACCTTAAGAGCCATCCAATGTCTTCTTTACCCTTATCTGTTTTTATATGATAAGGATTGTCAACACCTTTTGAGAACCCATAACCACCTTGATATTGAGTTCTATTGACGCCCATATTATTTAAGGCTTGTTTTGTTATGTCTATACCTCTTTGTCTAAATTTTAATGCTGTATCTCTAATATACATAGCAATACCAAAAGCCATTACTAAATCATCATTATAGCCTGATTGTGCTTCTGGTCTTCCATTTCTCCAAATAAAGGTTTTCATTTCTTCTATTAATCTTTTTGATTGAATAGTTACTCCTTGATCACTAATATATTCTTGAAATTTACCTATAACCATTGGTCTAGTTCTAGACGACATAGTAAAACCAGGAACCATTCTAGAATGGTCTTGATATTTGTCAAAATAAGAATTTACATTAGGTTGATCACTTTTAGGTGAATAATATAGGTTTTGATAATTTCTATCTAAAGCTACTTGAATAGTAGCCCAACCTACATTTGCATTTTCTATAATTAACATAGCTTCATTATATTCTGAAGCAATACCAACTAACAAATGCCCATAATCTTTTGTATTAATTTGTCCTTTATATTCTGCAACTTGAACATTATTTTCTATATCCATAACATGGAACGCAGAATAATCTTTTCCATCACCCCTAGATACATCAGCAACTACCATATAAGATCTAGTATAATCTGGTGTTTCCCAAACCCATAAATTTTGATCTACTCCTCTTCTTTCTAAAGGGTCCTTAATGAATGATTTTTCATAGTATTCCATATATTCATTATAAAATACAATATCACCGGAAGTACTAAAATCACAATCACATTCTTGAGCAGCCATTCTAGGATCACCTAATAATTCATCTTGTTTTTTTCTCCAAGCTTCATCTCTTTCAGGATGGACAAACCAAGGTAATTTAATAGGTAAAAAATCATTTTCTGCTGCTTCCGCTCTTGTCCAAGTTTGATGAAACCAATTACCTGTACCGTAAGGTGTACTTAAAGCAATACAACCACCACCAGTAGCTAGTGTTTGTTGGGCTGAAGCCCATATTTCACCAATATTATCAATAAAAGCAGCCTCATCAATTAATAATAAAGATACTGCTTCTGATCTACCAGCATCACTACTTGCAGAAGTGGCTTTAATTTGAGAACCATTATCAAGCCTTAAATTTAATTTATTATTTTCAGCAGCACTAATTTTAAGCCAAGAAGGTAAATTTTCATACATAAATTTAACCTTTGTAACCATATTTTTAGCTGTTTCTTGTTTTGTAGCTATACAAAGTATATTTTTATCTTTATGGAATGTCATTAACCATAAAGAATAACCAGCGGATAACGTAGAAATTCCTAACTGTCTAGATTTTAAAACAATAGAATAAGGATTATCTCTCCATAACGTTAATACTTTATCTTGAAACGGGTATAAATTAAATTGTATACGACCCCTTTGTGGATGTTGTATATAACAGTATTTACGCATAAAATGTACTGGATCTTTAGCACATTTTAGATATTCAGATCTTATTACTTTTTTTAAATCAGCCATCTAATTAACTAAAACTGCTGCAGCTACAGCTATTAATATACCTGCCCCACCCATTAGTTTTGTTTTAAATTTTTGTTTTTTAAGGTCTTTTTCTAATCTTTTAGATAATTCCTGAGATATTGCTAATTGTTCTGTTTTGTTTAATATTATAAAATCAAAATTTCCTACTTGACTTTCTAAAGACACTATAACACTATCTTTTAGAGATATTTTATTCTCTAATAAGTTTATTTTTTGTTTGTTTAATACTAATTCTTCATTAGCACCATCACCTCTTATTAAATCTTTAATTACTAGACGTGCTATCGGTTTTTTCAGTTGAATCGATGTAGTATCTATAGCGTTCTGTGAAAAACCTTTCAAGCTCATCATCATTAAAAAGATTAACACGATTAATTTTTTCATTTGTTTTCTTTTTGAGTGTGAAAATTTGTTTGTCTTGTTTATTAATTTCTTTATCTAAAGTAAAAATTTGTTTATTTAATGTATCTATTTTAAAAACAAGACCATCATTAGCGGTATGAAGAGAATCAATTTTTGAATTAAGAGCATTAATTTGACTTTGGTATTGATCAACATATACTTCATCTTTATCAAATAAAAACCAAATAATAATAGATATTAATATAAATATCTTAGCTATATAAAAAATTCTTTCTTTAGATTGCATCTTTTTCTAACTTAGCAACTAATTGTTCTAATTCTTTTTTCTTAGGAGTTTTAACTCTTAAAGTAGCTTTAATTTTTTCTTTTTCAATATCATCAGCAGCACTGTATTTTCTAGCTAAGGATTTCATTTCTGTTTCTAAATCTTTAAGGGCTTTAACCGCTAAATCTAATTTTTTAAATTTACCTCTTGCACCCATAGCACCTTTAACAGCATCAGTATCATCTTCATCTTCATCTTCACCTAATTGTTTTTGAAGATCTACTGTTTTTTTCAATTCTTTATTGTAATTTTGTTGATTTTTAACATCTTCAGGATTAATTCTTTCTTCCTCCTGTTCACTAAGAATATCAATAATATTTTCTTTAATATACGATTTTAATTCAGATTTTTTCATTATTCTATATTTTGTTATAAATATGTTAAGAATTTATAACATTTAATATTTGTTTAATTCGTTCCTCTGTAGTACCTTTAATTGTTTCTATTTTATTAGCCATATGGGCATATCTTTTAATTAATGAAACAATTGAAAAGTCAATAACATCTCTATAATATTCATCTGTTTCCCTAACTCCATTATCTTCAATAGGGATACCATCAGGAGATATATAAAAAATATAATCATAATCTCTAATAAATTCCTTAGCATAATCTTCAAAGATTTCTTTATCTTGATAACCTATTGATTTTGCATTCATAGTAAACGCCATAACATCAAATATTGTTCTATCAGTAATAACATTATCCTGCATTAACTCAGCACAACGTTCAGCTAAAAATACTGTTTGTCCTTTTAATGTAGAATCTGTATTTAATGGAATACCTAAATCATTTAAATATTTACTACGTTCAGTAGCAAAATTATAATGATGAAATTCCTCTGTATGTTTTAATGCTTTTACTAATGTAGTTTTTCCTACACTCATTGTGCCACATAAACCTATTTTCATAATTAATTTCTATGTGTAGTTCCTTTAGGAGCAGGTTGTTTATACCATGGTAATCCTGTTCTATTTCTAACTACTTCTTTAAATTCAC